GTTCTATATTGTGACGAACTGTTAAGTTGGGAATCAAATTATAAAACTGATAAATTAGTCCGACTTTTCTTCTTCTAAAGTAAGCTAGCTCCTTTGGAGAATACTTTGAGATGTCGTTACCATCGATATAGACCTTACCATCATCTGGACTATCCACTCCTCCTATGATATGTAAAAGTGTTGATTTACCCTATTGTGTCAAGTTATTGCTTATAATTATATCACATTATTTATAGACAATTTCTATGTTTTTTGAGGCGTCTACTATAATCTCTTTTATGTTATCTTCAACGATTTCATTAGTTAATTTTAAGTCTATATTACACATAGTAATATTTTCTAATTTATCTTTAGTTTCAGACTCCTCTTTTAAACTACTTAATTGTTCATTTATATTATTCTTAATTACCAGAAATTCTTCTCGTGTAAGTTTAGAATCTAAATATAACTCATAGTTCTTTTGTATTTCAAATTTTAGTGCATTCACTTTTCCTTGATCTACCTTTTTACTTTTAATAGTCTTTCTTTCTTCTAATCTTACACCTCTTCTTTTTAAACTCTCCAACACATAACTTTCGACTGCCTTTGAACTAATGGAATTTGACTTTGAATTTAAACTACATACTCTACATCTAAATCTACAGTCATATTTCTTTTCATTTTTACCAACGACTGCTCTGTAATCAAACTTCATTTTATGCCCACATACACCACATATTACTTTTGACCTAAGAGGACTATCTACATCTCTTGCATCATTATGAGCTGGAAACGATCTTTGATTTAATATATCTTGAACTTTATTAAATTCCTCTTTGAAAATAATTGGTTCAAAAGCATTTTCTATTCTGCCCCATTCTTCTTTAGGTCTTGGTATACTTTTTCTTATTGGAGTTTTGTACGTTTTATTATATAAAAATGTTCCTGTGTAAGATTCATTTCTTAGAATTCTACTTATCTGTCCTGTTGTCCACAAAATCTTTTTATAATTTTCTAGACTTTCTCCTCTTAATACTCTCTTTCTTTCAGATCCTGTAAGATATTTTTCCTTATTAAAATTTTTAGCTATACTCCCCTGGGAATGTCCTTCTAATATCATATCAAAAGCTTTTCTTACCACTTTAGCAGATATGTCATCTTTTATGATTTTGTATTTATTTTTTGGATCTTTAACATAACCAAAAGGTGCTTCGTTAATTATCTTTCCCTTTGACTTTAGTGAATTCAAAGTAAGCTTTATTTTTTCTGAAAGTTCTTTACTATAATAATCGTAAAGTAATGATTTAAATTGAGTGTCAATTTCAATGGTTCCGTTACAATTATCTTTACTATCAAATCCATCATTGATAGAGATAAATCTTACTCCTAAAAACGGAAAAATATTTTCTAAATAGTTTCCAGTTTCTATATAGTCTCTTGAAAATCTAGACAAATCTTTTACAATAATACAATTGGTATTTAGATCTCTTATATCTTCCATTAATCGTTCAAAAGCAGGTCTATTTGTATTCATACCTGAATAACCGTCATCTATATATTCAATCTTATTATCTACACAAAAATCAGAAAAATTTTTATCAATATATGATAAGATTAATTGTCTTTGATTCTTTATGCTATTACTTTCCTCATTTTTTTCATAATCTTCTTTAGATAATCTCATGTAAATTCCTATTTTATACATCTTGATTTCCTCTGACTTTTAAAGTGTGAAAGTAAAGTATACGTCTAATTTTTTATCTTTATGAACAATAATCTTATCAATTAAGCTCCTATAATATCCAGATTGCTCCCTGTCAAGTTGATATAAGTTCTTTGAAAACTCAATTCCTTTTAAATACTTATTCTTTAATTTGGTTAGTTGAGTATCAACTATTCGTCTTTCTCTTTCAATTGTGTTCTTTTGATTATTTTTAACTTCTCTGATTTTTTTATAGTAATCAATTTTAACTTGTCCTTGACAATATTTTTCATATGTTTTTAATATTTCATATTCAAGATCTTTTATTTTCTTGTCCATAGATTCTAAGGACTTCATCTTATTTTGCTTTAAACTTTCATATTTTGATTTAAGAGTTTCTTCAACCCATTCAAAGCTAATGTTTTCTTCCATTAATTTTTTTATTTCTTCATTTAATATGCTTTTTAACTGTATCTCTGAGATAACCACATGGTTATTACTCCTATCCTCTTCTAGATTTCTACAACCATAGTAGTAATATCTTCTGCCACAAGAAACAGAGTAGTATCTATATAACTTATTTCCACACATGCCACAAAATAGCAATCCGTAAAAGCAATCTTCTCTTCCTTCATATTTTGGTATCAAGTATTTTCCAAAACTCTTATCATATTTATCTCTTAATTGTTTTTGAACATTTTGAAATACTTTTTTGTCTATAATTGCTTCATGTCTATCTTCAACTCTTATCCATTCTTTTTCTGATCTTATTTTATTCCTACTACCATCCTCTATCATATTTGTGTATCTACCTTGGACTAAATTTCCAATATACGCTTCATTTTTTAAAATTCTTTGAATAGACCAATTTCTCCATCCAGGATTCGTTTCTTTGTCTTTATATACTTCTCCTGTTTTGTAATAAATGTTTGGCGGATTATATCTTTTTTTATTTAATTCTCTAGCTATTGTTACCATACTTGCTCCATTATTAGCTAATTCAAAGATATAAACTATTTCATCTCTTACTTTTTCATCAACTTTAAATACACTTCCACCTTCTGTTTTTACTGATATATATCCAAAAGGTGGCTTCCCACCAATATGGTAGCCTTTCTTCATTAATTCTTTTTTAGAACTTCTAACTTTTTTTGATATGTCTTTTGAATACATATCATTCATGATATTTTTAATTGTTACTTCAAAGCTTTTCTTATCATCAAGCCCATTTAAAGAATCTACTTTATCTATAACAGATATGAATCTAACTTTTAAAAATGGGAATATATTTTCTATATAGTTACCTATTTCTAAGTATTCTCTTCCAAATCTTGAAAGATCTCTTACTATAATACAATTAATTTCTTTTGACTTAATATCTCCCATCATCTCTATAAATCCTGGACGTTTAAAATTTGTGCCTGTGAATTCATAATCTTCGTAGACTTTTACTACTTGTATATCATTTTCTTCTGCATACTTTTTTCCTATTTCTATTTGGCTATCAATAGATTCACTTTTATTCCTATACTTTTCTTTTCTATCTTGAGATAATCGTGTATATATTCCTGCTCTATATTTAGTTTCTTTTTTAGATAATAGAGCTACTTTGTTATCTTTATTTAAATATCTTTTACTAGTTCTAGCCATTTAGCTTATCCTCCTAGCTGAAGAAATGTTTTTTAAAGAATCTAGCTCCTTATCATTTGCTATCATTTTATTGAGTATTTTAAACTCTTCTGCATGATTAAATACTACTTGGATTTCTTTATTCTCTCCAATAACGATCTTATTTACCAACATAACTAATGATAATCTGTCGATTTTATTTAGTTGTTTATTTCTCTTAATTTCATTGATCCATTTTTTGTTTTCTTCTAGAAGTTTATACACATTAGATTTTATATTTTCTCTATTTTGTATTTCTTTATCAATTTCTTTAATTTTACTTTTATAAGCTTCTCTAAACCTATTAAATTCATTTTTTGTCAATATTTTATCTTCTAAATCGCTATATAGACAAGATAGTATAGCTTCGTACTTTTCTTTTTGTCTTATTAACTCACGTCCTTCATAATCAATAGCAGATAATTTTATTTCTTTATTTTTAATTTTCTTATATAGCAACTCTTGAAAAGATATATATTGAGTAAATATCTCTTTAATTACTTCTAAAAGTTCTTCTTTTTTTACAGCATGTCTAGTGCAAGAACCATTTTTGTTATAATTTGAGCATATATACTGAACTATCTTTTTGTCTCCACTTTTTATTTCTCTTCTTATTAGTGGTGATCCGCAATCTTTACAGAACATTAAACCAGCAAAAATATCTGGATTTTTATTTCTAGCTTGCCATACATCTCTATCTAATAAATTATTTGCTATATTAAATATCTCTTTTGATACAATTTTTTCATGGCAATTTTTAACTATGACCCAATCATTAGGATTTACACAAATTTCTTTTTCGCTTTTGTAGTTTAATTTAATCCTTTTTCCTTGTTCCATATAACCGATGTATACTCTATTTCTGATAATCCTATTTATAGAGTTAACTGACCACTTTCCGCCTTTAATCGGTCTAAATCCCCCATTAAAATTTAATCCTGATTTTTCCTTATAAATTAATGGAGAATCGATTCCAAGATCATTTAAATGGTATGCTATAGAATTAGAAGAATATCCTAACAATTTCATTCCAAATATTCTTTTTACTACTTCAGCAGCTTTTTCATCGATTTCTAGTTTATTCTTATTTTCTTTGCTCTTCTTATATCCATATGGAGCAAAAGCACCTATATAATCTCCTTTTTCCCTCTTAACTTTTTGAGCACTTCTTACTTTATTTGATATATCTCTACAATAGCTATCGTTTATGAAATTTTTTATTGGTAATATAAGGTGTGTATCATTCATATCTGCATTTTGGCTATCATAATTATCTGTTATGGATATAAATCGAACCTGCATATCTGGAAATATTTTTTGAATATATCGTCCTGCTCCTATATAATCTCTTCCAAATCTTGATAAATCCTTTACTATTAAAGTGTCGAATTCTTTATTTTCAAGACTTCTTATCATTTCATTAAATTGTGGACGATTATAGGTAGCTCCTGAATAACCATCATCAACAAATTCTTTTAAAATTTCTATTCCTTGCTTATTTGCATAGTTATGAATTAATTCTCTTTGATTTGATATTGAGTTGCTTTCTTCTACATCTCCATCTTCTCTTGATAATCTTAAATAAATACAAGCTTTACTTTTGCACATAAAAAAGCCCTCCTTCATTTTATTCTTTAGATACAAAATTAAATGAAGGTTAGGCTTCCACAATCAAAGTATAACGCTCCTTATTTTTTATTTCAATACTCTTTATTAAAAAATAAATAGTTTTTCTTCTATATATGATTCTACTATGTCGCTTAATGTTAGACCCGTATCTTTAAATGTAAATAGCACTTTGTAGCCATCTATGTCGTAAGTTTTATCACTTGTTTTTTCTTCTTTTTTCAAGCTTTCATTTTGTATACCTTCTTTTATTTTTTGTTCATCTAAATTTAAGTTATTCATACTTCTAAGCTCCTTAAATAAACAGTTAAGTTTTATGACTTTGGTAGGTGTCTTGGCAGACAGCATAGGAATTTCACCTCCGCCTCTTTTTAGATGAGCCGGCATCAACTTTAGAAGTATCATTATCCCCAAGTATTTCATAGCACAGAAAGCCATTTCTGATTTACAGGTACTATTTGTCGCTCTCTTTCTTTTATCCTTCAATTCTTTTTTGAGTATCCATTTAAACCTAATCTTTTAAGCAGAAAGATCTTGGCGTAGTTTGTATCGCTCCATACTTGGTTAACGTCCTATCGTGGTCTATGCAGTTGTCAAGGTTCAATTCTTTCATCTGTATAAATCGAGTGATAAAAAATATCCCTCTATATATAAACCTTAATTTTTAGGCCTCTTGTTTCCATTTTTCTAGAATTTTTTTAATTTTTTCACAAAAAATAGAGAGCAAAGACTGCTCCCCGTTAATATCTTCTTATTATTCTCTTTCAATTATTTTCTTTAGTTTTTGTAATATTTTATTTCTAAGGCTGAATATTTTCTTAGGAGATACTTTTTCTTGTTTCGCTAAATCTCTAATAGTTCTCTCTTCAAAATATAGAGCAATAATTATTCTTCTCTCATATTCGTTTAATTTATCGAGTGCTTTATATAGATCTTCTAACCTTAGTTTAGTTTCTATTATTTTTTCAATATCTACTTTTTTGTCTTCTATGTTTTCTATGGAATCGTTTACTCCTCGAAAATTATAATCTATATATTTCCCATCTATTCTTTGTAGATATTCTTCATGATTTTTAAGTTTTTTATATTCTTGATATATTTCATCACTTACATATATTTTCTTTCCGTTTACATAAATATATTTTTCTTTAGACATATTATCCTCCTTTTTATTCTCAAATTTATTTTTGAAAATAAAAAAGGAGGACTACGGCATTTTGATATGCCAAGTCCTCTGAAAAATAGAAGCTTAGAAACTAAGAACCGTTTTACATTAAGCCTAAAAAATTAAAATAAATATGCTTTTTAGGCAAGTGGATGTTCTTATAATAATCATATTCGAATTTTTTTTCATTAAAATATCTGCCTCCATTACACCCATATTAAGTAGTTATGAGAATAATCATTATAC